TAACCAAAACATAGCAAATTCTGTATTATTACAGAAACCAGATCACTCAGCTCACAATCTATCTTGTGAAACAAAGACAACTACTACAATGGGCAGACTTACCCCTGTCTTTATGCAAGAAGTAGTACCAGGCGACCGAATAGAAGTAGACAGTCAAATGCTTACAAAATTATTACCACTTGCCACTCCTGTAATGCACAACATGAACGCTTATATACACTATTTCTATGTACCTTATCGTATATTATGGAATAATTGGAAATATTTCGTATCAGACTCCCCACTACCACAAACAAGCACACCACCACTACATCCAAAAATCAAATTTACAGGAGGTTATCCAGAATGGTTCAATCATGACAACGCAGATGATAAATACTTACCACGTTACTTCGGATTACAAAATCCAGATATAGGCTATATCAATCCATTACCACTTTTAGCTTATCAAAAAATATACAACGAATACTATCGCCATGAAAAAATACATACAGACTTAACACCTGACTTAGTATGTCCAGACGGAGAAATAAATGAAACAGATCCAAAAGTAGAAAAATGGGTAACATTACGCTATAGAACATATAAAGATGATTACTTTACATCAGCACTCCCATCACCACAATTAGGAGACCAAGCAACAGTTAGTTTAAATATAACAGATAACGAATTAAATGTCTATAGAAACAGAACAGGGACAACAGGCACCGCCACAGAACGTGAAAACTGGGTATCAGGTTACACAGGAAACAATACAACTGGAGACATCACTCGCGTATTAAACAAAGAAGCAGACGCTGGTATCTTAAATCAATATCTTTATGTAGACGCATCTCAACTATCTGGAAGTATAGCAATCAATGACCTCATAGAAATGGTCAGAATGCAGGAATTCTTAGTAAGAAAAAATCTATCAGGAAATAGATACAATGAATACATATTAGCAATGTTCGGCGTCAGAGTACCAGACTTACGTATAGACAGACCAGATTACATCGCAGGAATCAAAGCACCTATAGTAGTATCAGAAGTACTAAATACTGCAGAAGCACAAGGCTATCAAACAGGTCAAGCAAATGGATATTCAGAAGGCGGAAGCGGAAACTACGAAGTATCAGAACACGGAATCATACTAGGCATTTATTCATGTATACCAGATTCGGCATATATGTCATCAGTAAATAAGTTATTCTATAAGACAAAAAATGAAGAATACTATACACCAGTATTTGATCAAATGGGTGAACAACCTATATTAAACAAAGAATTACATCAAAATCATGCAACTCCAAACTCTACTTTCGGATATGTACCACGCTACGCAGAATATAGACTACCATTCAATCTTGTAACAGGTAACTTTACAAACACACTCGCACAATGGTCACTAGCACGTTCATACAACGATACTATCAATCTCTCTGCACGATTCTTCGACATCTATTCACCATCACGTATATTCGGTATAGAAGACCCTAATTATGACAACGTAATAGTACAAGTCTATAATAGAGTAATAGCATATAGACCAATGTCAAAGTATTCAATGCCAGTACTTACAAACAATTATTCAAACAATTTAGTATAACAATCACGGGGGCCTAAAAACCCCCTTTAAAATATCAATTATGGCAGCAGCATCAGCAGCAGCAACAGCAGCAGCAGCATCAGGAGTAGCCGCAGGAATAGGCGGATTAACATCAATTGGCGGTATAACACTTCAAAACCGCTATAATAAAAGAGAAAATAAAAGACAACGTGAATGGGCAGAAAATCAATTCCATCAAGATTGGAGATATAAACAACAAGCCACAGACTTAGCTTATCAAAGAGACAACGATTGGCAATACAAGATGTCACAATGGAATAAAGCAGGCTTAAACCCATACGCTATGTTAGAGAATACATTCCAAGCGCCAGTATCAACATCAGGCTCTAGTACACCATCAGTTAACCCACAATACACAGATATTCAAGGTGGAATACAGAATGCAGTATCTTCAATGATGCAATTAAAATTAATGGATGCGGACATTAGACAAAAACAAGCACAAACAAAGCTTACAGAAGCAGATACAGAAGGAAAAACTATAGATAATCAATTCAAACCTCTAGAAAAATATATCGGAGTAGAAAATACACAAGCTATCACGCAAAATACTATTCAAGCTACAGATAACTTAAAATCATCAAAAGCTCTAATAGAACAGTCAACTTTAACAGAAAAGGGTAAAACAATAGGTCAAAATTTACAAAACTCTATCACACAAATAGAATCAATGTATACAGAAGCAAAAAATAGACTTATTACCAAAGGAATGGAAATGGCTAATAAAAAAACTGCAGTAGATATACAAGTTCAATCAAAACAACTTAGAGTAATGGAAACTTCTATAGAAAAAATGAAAGCAGAAATAGAATCAGCTAAAGGCAATCAAGATTTAATGAGAGCAACTATAGATAAAACTAGAAATGAAATACAAAGAGAAAATGTAATGCGTCAAACAGATAAACAAGCTACAGAACGCTCAAATATATCAATGTTTAGTGCACCTAAATTCTTTACTCAACAAATCAGTAATTCATGGCATCAATTTAGAACTGCTTGGAAAAATAGAAAATAATGACACGATTAAAAGCATTACTAGAAACTATCGCATGGGCAGAAGGCGCAAAATACGATACACTATTCGGAGGTCAAACATTCTCCGACTATTCAAAACATCCAAACATAAAAGTCACGAAAGGGAAATACGTATCAACCGCAGCGGGAAAATATCAAATACTTTATCGAACTTGGAAAGCAAGTGGATATACAGACTTTACACAAAAAACTCAAGACCTCATAGCAATAAATCTCATAGCCAGAACAAAAGCACTCCCACTATTAAAAAAAGGAGACATGAAAGGAGTATTCGACGCTATATCTTATGTATGGGCATCAATTCCCCCTTCAAGATACGGTCAACCTGTAAAAAAATATCAAGATCTCGTAAATGTGTTTAACACCTATCTCCTTAAATAAGGATACCCCAGACGCAATGCTAGTAGGATGTGGAAAATGTGTACCATGTCACTTAAAATACTGCAATCAATGGGTGTACAGAATGTCAATACATGCAGTAGAAAATCCTATATTCTATTGTGTAACATTAACTTATGATAGTAAAAACCTTCCTGTAATAAAACAAAAACAGACAGGCAAAACATACATGACATTAGTAAGAGCTCATATAACAGAATTTATAAAAAAATTACGTTACGAAAACTCTAAAACTAAAACACCACTAAAAATTAGCTATTTCATCGCTGGAGAATATGGAGATAAATTCAAACGTCCACATTATCATGCAATCATATTTGGGGCATCATCAGACACTATACTAAAATCATGGAAAAAGGGAAGTATATATTTCGGCAAATCAGACTTTCAAGCTACTACAAATTACACACTAAAGTACAGTCTAAAGTCCAAGATGTATAAACTATATCACAAAAACGTCATCTACGAAAGACCATTCATGCAATGCTCAAAAGGAATAGGCTTATCACTCATTAGTAAAGACTATAGAGTCTATCCACGTTACATACCAATTAAAACAGGACCATATGCAGGATTACTAGTCAACCGACCATTCAAAATAAAATGCATAACAGGTAACCCTCCAGATAACGTACAATACCAGAAAATAAAGACACCACTACCAAGATACTATACTAATATATTAAACAGAAAAATAGACACTTCTCAATATATAAAACAAGTAATTCAAAAATATCAGCACCATAACGAAATGGTAGAAAAATCAGGAGTAAACCCTTATCAATGGAAAAAAATGTATCATGATATGCTCTATAAATCAGACAAAACACACGACTATGATAACGAAGTTTATATAAACCCAGATCTCGAAGCAATTATCGAGGAAACCTCCCGAAGGGGCAAAGGTCGTCTCGACCGCAATAATCCAAACCAATGAGACCGCGAAAAAAAGAAATAACTAA